CCTCCCCCTGCCTCATAGTCCTCGAATCAATTCGCTGAAGCAGGAAGGAGGTCTCATTGTCCACCACACATTTGAACCAGATCGATCTCGCGCGCCGTTGGAAGTTGAGTCCGCGCACGCTTGAGCGCTGGCGGTGGCTGAATGAAGGGCCGCCTTACCTCAAGATTGGCGGTCGCGTCGTCTACCGGCTCGACGACATCGAAGCATTCGAATCCCTGCAGCTCCATGCGATCGACTCCAAGCCCATGCCGGGCGCCGGAGCCGTCGGTGAGAAGGATATCAATCCGTGACTCTGCCGATCATTCTCGCCGATCAGCGCCTCGCGGAGCCTCGCGGCATCAAAGCGGCGATCTTCGGGAAGAGCGGCGTGGGCAAGACGAGCTTGCTCTGGACGCTCAATCCCGCGACGACGCTGTTCTTCGATCTCGAAGCGGGCGATCTGGCGATCGAGGGCTGGAGCGGCGACGCCATCCGCCCGCGCACATGGGAAGAGTGCCGCGACTTCGCGGTGTTCATCGGCGGGCCCAATCCGGCGATCCGCGACGGCCGCCCGTATAGCCAGCGCCATTACGATGAGGCGGTCGCCAAGTTCGGCGATCCGCGGGCTCTCGACAAATACCAGTCGGTCTTCGTCGACTCGATCACCGTCGCCGGCCGCTTGTGTTTCCAGTGGGCCAAGGATCAGCCGGAGGCCTTTTCGGAGAAGACCGGCAAGCCCGACGTGCGCGGCGCTTATGGCCTGCACGGTCGCGAGATGATCAGCTGGATCACCCATCTGCAGCACACCCGCGCCAAGGATGTGATTTTCGTCGGCATTCTCGACGAGAAGCTCGACGACTTCAACCGCAAGATCTTCGTGCCGCAGATCGACGGCGCGAAGACCGGCCTCGAGCTCCCCGGCATCGTCGATGAAGTAATCACGATGACGGAAATGGCCGACGCGGAGAAGAACCTCCACCGCGTCTTCGTCTGCCAGACGCTGAACCCGTGGGGCTACCCCGCAAAGGACCGCTCTGGGCGTCTCGATCTCGTCGAGGAAGCGCATCTCGGACGCCTCATCGCGAAGATCGGCCAGCCCGGCCGCTCGCCTCTCGAACGTCTGATGTTCAGCCGCCCCGCGCCGGCTGCGGACGCCTCTTCCACCACCAACCGCTGACAAGAAGGAGATTCCAATGTCTTCGTGGACCGACTTCAACGACGCCAAGTCAAACCCCAACCTGATCCCGAAGGGCACGCTCGCCAAGGTCCGCATGACGATCCGCCCGGGCGGCTTCGACGATCATGCGCAGGGTTGGACGGGTGGCTACGCCACGGGCGGCACGACCGGTGCCGTCTATCTCAACGCCGAGTTCACCGTGCTCGAAGGTCCTTACGCGCGCCGCAAGGTGTTCTCGATGATCGGGCTCTACAGCCCGAAAGGGCCCGACTGGGGCAACATGGGGCGCGCGCTCGTCCGCGGCATTCTCAATTCGGCGCGCGGTCTCTCCGACAAGGACGTGTCGCCCGAGGCGCAGAATGCGCGTCGCATCGCCGGCTTTGCCGTTCTCGACGGCGTCGAGTTCATCGCCCGCATCGACGTCGGAACCGACACCAACGGCGATCCGAAGAACGAAATCCGCGGCGCGGTCACGCGCGACCACAAGGATTATGCGGCGCTGATGGGCGGCGCTCCCGCCAATGGCGGCGGCTATCAGCAGGCGCCGGTCTATGCCGCGCCGGCTCAACATGCCTCGGCTGCGCCTGCTGCCCCCGACACGCCTTCGGCCGGCGTCCGTCCCACCTGGGCGCAGTAGGAGGCGACGCTATGATCCTCCGCTCCCGCCAGAAAACCTTTGTCGAGCGCAGCATCGCTGCGCTCGGCGAGCATGGCAACACGCTGGGCGTGGCGCCGACCGGCGCCGGCAAGACCATCATGCTGTCGGCGGTCGCCGGCGAAATGATCAGGGACAGCGCCGCCAAGGCCTGCGTGCTCGCCCATCGCGACGAGCTCACCGACCAGAACAGCGCCAAGTTCAAACGCGTCAATCCGGGCGTCACGACCTCGATCGTCGACGCCGCGGAGAAATCATGGGCCGGGCAAGTCACCTTCGCCATGGCCCCGACGCTCTCGCGCGCCGCCAATCTCGACGCTATGCCGGCCGTGGATCTCCTCGTGATCGACGAGGCGCATCACGCCGTTGCTGACAGCTACCGCAGGATCATCGACCGCGCGCTGCAGCGCAACCCCATGGCCCGCATCTTCGGAGTGACGGCGACGCCGAACCGCGGCGACAAGAAGGGACTGCGTCAGGTCTTCTCTAATGTCGCCGACCAGATCCGCATCGCCGAGCTCATCGCCTCCGGTCATCTGGTCAAACCCCGCACCTTCGTCATCGACGTCGGCGTCCAGGAGGCGCTGAAAAAGGTGCGCCGTGTCGCAGCCGATTTCGACATGGG